GCTGGTTCTTCCACGAATTCTGTGTTACCACAGTTAGGATGGGTCATCGTTATAACCATACGGTCCCCTACGGGTCACGTGGAGATCCTGACTTTGTTAGGATCTCTTCCGTGGTTACGATTACTTACGGACGATCTCTCGTAAGAGAGTCACCTTCTTCTTTTTAGGGAAGGAGGACTTAAGTGGAAGTGGTCCAATAAAGGGGACTTTGGCTCGGTTTAACTTTCGGGCTAGCTTAGACTCCTCTTTGTCAATTAGATTAATTGATAAAAGGTACTTCGCTAGACCATTGGTTAACCAAGCACTGTCCACTATTTTGGTCCACTTTCCTAATGTTTTCGAACCAAGTGTCTCACCAGGGCTGCCTTTCAGCATCCCTTGTGGTCCACGAGATAAGATTAACATATCCTTAAGTGCTGACACCTCTACAGGTGTCAATCTGAAGTCAGTGTTCTTCTGAAGAATAACTGATAAAGGTACAGCTGCAGTAAGGGGGAGTACCCCCTTCTGATCAAACTTCCTTAGTAATCTCAAAAGGATATCTTGGATTTTAGTCTCCATTGCCATAAATGGCCTCCCAAAAAGGGTGTAAAATGGAGACGATTTCTCAGTATATCCTTCCGAAATTCCTAACCTTTGTAGAAGTTCTAGCCTAAAAGGTTCCTTCTTTAAGATTTGATCTATAAGTATGACATGGTCATACCTATATTTCATAATCTCATTGATGGCTTGCCGAAAAGCGCGATTCTCTTCTTGTAAAATGGAAGATGCGATTCTCGATCATATCGAGAGAGGTGTGTACTCAATGAGTGCCACTAAAGGAGAAGAGTTAAAACCAGAACTGGAGTAATCCAGTGGGTTGGTACAATTCTCCCTTAGAGGCTTGGTACTACTATATGTCTTCATAAAAGAAAGACTGTGGTGGTACCCTCATAGGGTCAACATACCTGCAGATAGGCTGGGAAGCCCGTCTGGAGTCCTAAGCTGATACTTAGAATCAGCCACCTTGGGGTCTGTGAAGACCCCCGGGGCCATACTCTCTAATAGTATCAAGAATCGATCTATTTCACAACACTGTCCATACAGATCATGTAAAGACGAGAGCAATCTGAATTTACTTCAGATTGTTTCTGTCAATACTAAACCTAATGGTAGTGGAGATATATCAACACCATTCACAACCAAGCGAGAAGCAAATTCAGCTGAATTGTAGCCTTTTGTAGGGGTTACAGATTTCTGCTGTCTAATCTTCAAGCCTAAGTTGAGAATGGTCTCTTTATATTTCTGAGCGACCTGCTCATCGGCAATGGTTACATCATCTCCTAAGATTATATAATCTTGGAAGTTGATGCGACCTACCTTCTTGGCAGCTCATAAGACTAACAGATGGTGCGTAACTGCTATCCTGGTTCATGATGAGTACATCCCTATACCCTGTCCGGTGTTATATTTGATATAACCCCATTCAGAGTAAAAGGGTGTACCCACCATGATCTCGGATCAAGCCTTTGCACCCCTTTCTGGTAGTCCTATGAGTTGTAAAACTCCTATTTGGAGACTAAGAGGGAGTCGATCAGTAGCAGCTCTTAAATCGAAAGAATATATCTTCTTACCTAAAGAAGTTCACTTAACAATAGTGGCCACTGAGGCCTCTTGGTGATATGTGTAATCTGTACTTAATTTCTTAAGTATTGAGAATATAGCATCACTAAGAGGTTTAAGGGCTCTTTGCGTAAGTCAGTCAGCCATAGCAATATAGCGATTCTTTCCTAAGCCTTCAGGAAAAGTAATAAGAAGACGGGTAACCCCTTCTTCAAATTTCTTTATAATGGGTTTAGGGACTCTAGTAGGTTTAATCCTACGAAGAGTCTCTAGACCCACTCACTTCAAAAGTTCTCTAACAGTTGTAAAACTGTCATAGTACTTCGGATGTGACCAAAGGCTCCGGAAAGAAGTAATAAAGGTATCCAAGTGTTGAACTTGGATCTCTTTATTTGCTATAACAGCTATGTCTAAAATGACCCGCTGGAACCCTTTTCCCAGTGGACTTCCCTTACCTCATATCCCGGCAGAAAAAGCTCCGGGGGAGAAGTATTGGGTGTGATCTAGGAAGGCAAGATGGTTAATATTCTTCAAATTGAAGCCTTTACCAATTGTGCTCCAAGACAGTTTGAATTCCCTTAAAAGGTATTTCACAAAATCATCATGTTCCCTCTTTAAAGGGTCCGTGATGGTTCTAAGATCTACCTTAGCAGGAAAGTCTAACTGTTTGTAACAACGGAGATAGGAGAGAATTAGAATCTTTTCTAATACTGATAGACTAGGTCAGATCTGAAACAATCCGGTTAAGTACCTAGGGATATTATCCTTAGTACGACGCCAGAGTACCTTCTGATTTCACTCAGTCAGCACCCCTATTATTGTTCAATTTTTGAACAGTAAAAAGTCGTGTTTCAGTATAAGAAATAATTCTTGCTCTCCCGTCTTCGTGAGCATAAGCTGCTGATGGTTTTGCATGCCATTAAGAAGCTTACGTAAAGGACCATCACCTAGGAGTCGCCTGATAAACAGGTAGACTTTTAGGTGTCTGGTAATAGCCTTTTGACGTCAACGTAGGTTACCATCACTTTTGATGGTAACTCTCACGGTCAACGGGTTAACCCCATTTGCTTTCCCGGTGTGAACCAGTGCTTGTGGAATAGAGAGAACCTTGCTACTACGAGAGGCAACCCTTCAAGTTTTTATGAAAAT